TTGGACTTGAGAAGGGTTCTACTTTTAGAGATCCTTATGAAATGTCTGATCAAGAAGAACAAGAGTTTTACAAAGCTGTAAAAAATATAGACTACGATACTGAAGATTATAGTGAAGATAGAGCTTTGAGAAAATACTTTACAGACTGGTATAGAAAAAAAGGAGCAGGACCAGGTGATGAGAAAATGGAAAAGAAACTTGCTTCTCACCGTAGAGAAAAAGAAAATGCAGCTACTAGAAATAAAAATACTTTAGATAGTATTGCAGATGATCTTTATGACCCACTTTTTCAAGAAAAACTAGTACACTCTACTCCAGCTGAAATAGATCAGAAAATTCAAAACTTCTTATCATAATGGCAACAGCACTTTATCCAGGCGGATTTAAACCCCCTCACAGAGGACATTTCGAAGTAGTTAAAAGGTTACTTAACGGCACACATAATGGTAAAGTTTATGACTTCGACGATAGAGAAGCTGCCGGTACGGCTGCCTTGAAAGGTGAAAAAGATAAAGTAGAACCTATTAGTAAAGTGATAGTATTCATTGGTGCAAAAGATAGAAACGGAATTAGTACTGAAATATCAGAAAGTATCTGGAATATTTATAAAAAGTATTTAGGTGATGTTGAGATTTACTCTAAGGTTCCTAATCCTATGCAAAATGCATCTGCATATGCTAAACAAAGACCTGGAGATAAGTTTTATGCAATAACAGGAGTTAGAGGCGAAGACGATTTAGCCGATCTTAGGAGGATCACTTCTTTTAAAAATAGAGAAAATGTAGAAGGTTTAATAGTAGCTGCACCAGGTGGTACTAGAGCAACTGATTTTAGAAAAGCTATCCTTTCAGGGAATTTAGATACCGTAAGAGACTTTTTCCCTTCTGAACTCTCTAATGACGAAATATTAAAGATAATGAATATGTTAAAAAAGAGTATCATTTCTGAAATTATGGCAGAAAAAGTTGATAATCTTTTTGAATCTTGGTTTAACGGTGGCATTGAAGAAATACAAAACGAAGGTAATTCTGGTACACCTTTAGCTCCACGTTCAGTAGTGAGATCAGAAGATAGAGCTAAACTAGTTACCCTTTACAATAGAGTAAGAAATCAGGTTGAATCTGAAGGTGTAAAAGTTACTTTTGAAGAAGATCATATTAGAGTTAGTTTAAGTAATGAAGGTGATAAACCTGGATTTGATTACACTCCTTATATGGCATCTATCTTAGAATATATGATAGACGAAGGTATGAACATTCAACCACTACCTGAAGTTAAGATCAGAAAAGACTTAGCTGAATCAGAACATTTTTTTGGTAGAACAGCTTATTATGATCCTAACGAAAATACAATCGTATTATACACTCAAGGAAGACACCCTAAAGATGTTATGAGATCATTTACTCATGAAATGGTACATCATATTCAGAACCTTGAAGGTAGGATGGGTAACATACAAACATCTAACACAAATGAATCAGACGCTCTTTTAGAGCTAGAAAAAGAAGCCTACTTAGTAGGTAATATAACCTTCCGAAATTGGGAAGATAAAACTAAAAACGGTTATGGAATCACTTAAAAATTTACTAAAAGAAGGATATCCTCTTAGAGAGGAAAAACCAAAACTCCCATATAAGATATATTGCGATATGGATGGGGTATTAACTGACTTCGAAAAAAGGTTTGAACACTATACTGGTATGCATCCTCAAGAGTATGAGAAAGCAAAAGGTACTGCAGCATTTTGGAACTTGATTGACGTAGAGGTGGGTGTAAAGTTTTGGATTGGTATGCCTTGGATGCCAGAAGGTAAACGTTTATGGAACTTTATCATGCCATACAAACCTGATTTACTTACTTCACCTTCTAGAGATAATAATTCTAGATTAGGTAAAAATTTATGGGTAAAGAATAACCTTAACCCTAAACCAAAAGTTATTTTTGCTTATTCAAAAGATAAACAAAGATATGCAAATGAAAATAGTATTTTAATAGATGATAAAAAATCGAACATTAACGAGTGGGCATCAAAAGGTGGTATAGCTATTAGATGTAAAGACGGTAATGTAAATCACGTTATAGAAAAATTACAAGAGTTAGGTTATGAATGAATCACTTCTTAAAAAAGAATTCAAAGAATCAGATGTACAAAGAGCAAGAAATTTAGTAAATAAAAATTTTACTGCAAAAACCAAAATACAGTCAGGTTACCAAAAATCTCATGAATCTAGAAAAGAAGGAGACGTATGGGAAGAATCAGGTAAAATGTGGACTATCAAAAACGGTTTACGTCAAAATATTACAAAGTTAGATTCTGTAAAAAACTCTATTAAAATTCCTTTAACTTGCCCTAAATGTGGCGGTCCTATGAAACATCATCTAGCAAAAAAAATGTATAAAATACATGGATTTTGTTTTGACCCATGCACTGTTGAAATGGAAGGAGTTTTACGTAAAGCAGGTCTTTATAGTGAGTATGAGAAGAAAATGATGTCCGGCAACATAAAAGGAGTTTTACATGATATAGAATCTTGGGTTATGGAATCATTGCAAGATAATATATCTATGGTTACCGAACAAGGTGATGCCGAGGAGTGGAACGATATTAGTAATTCAAACAAAGAAAAAATACTCAACAACCTTAAGGAATATACTAAAATTCTTAGACAGCATATTTAGTCTATTTATAAGTAGATATCTATACTGAAATGACACAAAAGCAACTACTTGAAACTGTTTTAGCTGAGATTAATCATGTGAAAACTCATATGCCTAATGGTGAGTTGAAGCAGATACAAAAAGACTTTGAAGACATGAAAGCTGACATTTCAGATTTAAAGTTTACTTTACTTAACCCAGATAATGGTGTTATCGTTAATACAAACAAAAATTCTGAGTTTAGACGAGATATGCAATCAAACGAAAAAGAATTCCAGAACCAGATGGTTAAAGTTAAGGAACTTGAAAATTGGAAATCTGGCGTAACTAAAGCATTGTGGGTAATTTTTGGTATTTTAGCATCTGTGATTATAAGAATGTTAATGATGCATTCTGATAAAATTTAATAACAATGAAACAAGTAACTAAAGAATCTATACAAGAATTTAAAACACCTGCTAAACACGGTTTAAAAAGAAAAATAAAAAAAGCTTTTTTGCAAGAATTAGTTCGTGATATGATTCAAGTCACAGAAAAGAAAAAAGGTGTAGACGGTAAAGCATGCTGGAAAGGATATCGTTACGCTGGAACTAAAAACGGTAAGGACGTTTGTATTAAAGCTAAAGGTGTTAATGAACATGAAACTGACCCTAATCTAGAACTTACAGTAGGAGACTATCAAACACAGCACTACCATATGTGCCCAGGTGCTAAAACTCTCTACCAAGATATTGAAAGTAAAGTAGAAGATATGGATCTAGCTGTTCGTACAGCCAAACTTCAAGATGCTTTATTTGCAATGGAAGAAGAAGCATTAGATAGCGGAGCAACAGAAACTGATCTATTTGCAGCTGAAACTATAGCAGCACAGATAATGGATATGGCTAAAATGATGGGGTTAGGAAATGAGCATAACTATATACAAGGTCATGTAGACAAAATCAAAGGAGCAGTAAAGTAATGACTAGGAGAGAAATGCTTACCGTTGTTAGAGAAGTAATACGTGAAGAAGCTACTATAGATAGTTATATCACAGTCTTAAGCGTAATAGACGGTAAACGTAATCTAGATAGTGATCAAATACGAATGATCTTTACAGGAGATGTTCATGGAACTTTTTACATTTACACTAATGAAGAAGGTGAATATGAAAACGAAAAAGAAATTACCAGAGAAGAGGCTTTAGAATATATTAAATACTATAACGCTAGACTTAAAGGCGATTCAAATACAGAAGAACGTTTAGGATCTAAGTTAGGAATATTAGGTATAGAATCTGAACTTAGATTTAACCATGGTGAAATTAAAGGTGATCCTACTGTATTTTCTAAAAATGAAAATTACGCCGACGGTAAAGTAAAAGGTAAATCTAGACCCGGTAGAGTTAAAAAATCAGGAGCCTCATGTAAAGGCTCAGTAACCGATCTACGAGCTAAAGCTAAAAAATACGGTGGCGAAAAAGGTAAAATGTACCACTGGTGTGCCAATATGAAGGGCGGAAAAAAGGACTAATTAACAGAAGACTATTTATTTATATACGTATATAAAACATTTGCAAATGACCTACCAAGAGATAAAAGAACGTCTTACTAAATGTGAAGTAGCATTGAAGAAGATAAAAGACGGTTCACATAAACCCTCAAACATTAAACAAACTACAGAGAAATTAGAAGTTTTACGTGAATCATACGAAAAACTACTTTTGGAAATGGATAAAGGAACAGTAGCAACAGACGATGAAGATCAAGCTGCAGATTTAGCCAAAAAAGGTGTTAACGTAAAACTTACCTCAGAAAGCGACCCAGACGATATTATTAAGACAGGTAAATACCACACTGGTATCAAACCTGGTTCTCCTGAAGACAGTGCTAACCAAAGATACAGCAAACTAACCGATCACGATAAAGAAGTATTGATGAAAATAGCAAAAATGGAGCTTGGTAAAAAGAATGAGAGTGAAGAAGCAGATGATGATATACCAGCAATAGATAGAATGTACAATTCCGACGATTGGGTAAAAGCTCAGCAAGATGCCCAAGAAGGTACAGAAGTTGATACAGATGGAGGAGATCTTGACGTAGGTCATCAAGATGACGAGCCTAACATGCTTAAAAAAGATATATACGATATAGCTGTTTATGCAGCAAAGCTTTACAAGCAACTTGACAAATACGATAAATCAGATGGAGAGGTAGACTTTCCTCATTGGTGGCAAGGTAAAGTAATAAAAGCTAGAGAGTTTATCTCATCAGCACAACATTACTTAGAAGCAGAAGAAAAGCAACCTGCTATAGATCAATTAGCTCTAGAAGGTATACAAGAAGCCTCAAAAGAACAAAACGAAGGTCAAGCTCAAATAAAAAAGAAGCTTGATAAAATAAACCAAGCTCTACAGCAACATAAAGACAGAACAATATCCATTTCTAAAACACCAGCCGATCAAAGATCAGAAGAAGATAAGGCTCATTTAGCTAAAATGGTAGATCTTACTAAGATGAAAAAGCAACTAACTGCTCAATATGATGATGCAGTAGGGGGTATAGGTACTGGTCAAGAATTATCTGATGTAGAAGAAGCTCTACCAACAGGATTTGGCACTGGACAAGGTCGTAGTAAGACTATATCTAAAGGTAGAGAATCAAGACCAGATATTAAAGCTGCACAAGCGGCTGCGGTTGCTCCTAAAAAGAAGTATGTAATGAAAAATGGCATACCTCATAAGTATAATGCAGACGGTAATTTAGTACCCCTTAAAAAAGTAGAGGAAAGAGTAGCTGGAGGAGATGACTTTATAGAACTAATAAAACAAAGAGCTTTAGAATCTTCTGGAAACGAACAAGCTGAAGTAATTGAAGTTGTAGAGTTTATGGCACGTCATTACTTTGGAAATGACATAAGAACATTTCTAGAACAATTTACTCAAGAAGTAGGTATAAATATTGAGTTTGGCAGATTAGGACACGACTTATAAAATAATATAAGATGAAAAAATCATACCTAAATAACCTTATATTAGAAGCATACGCTGAAGTAATATCTGAGCTTAACGAAGCACCAGAGGGAATGTTTTATATTACTACCTCACTGAGAGATGCTAGAAAAGCTTTAGCACATCTTGATGATATGCATAGAGGTAAGTTTGAAGTAAACGACCCTAACACTTTTTACTTTACTGATGAATCAGAAGCACATGATGCTTTAGAACATTTCGGTGCTGAGGATATAGAGGTAATCGACACTAATATTGGTTTAGGTGAAACTCTTAACGAATCACTTTTAGACGAAGTCGAAGAAGAAGATCCAACACCAGAAGAAGACCCAGACCCAAAAGCTGGAAAAGAAACAGTGTTAGAAGACGCTACAGATACTATACTAGCTAAGTTTCCAACAGTTAAACAAGCCTTGATAAAATTACAAACTGAAGACTTTAAAGAGTTTGTAGAAACTATAGATTGGATATCACCAAGACCAACCTCTTTTAGAGTAAACCTTAAAAACGGTCAAGATTATATTCTAAAATGGACAGGTAAAACGTTTGAAGCCCAAATAATGGGTAAAAGATATCTACTTTCAAACATTTCAGACTACCAACAAGCTATCGATAAATTAGCTATTCTTTACAGAGAATCTCCAATGAAGGGAGCTGGAGAAGAAGAAGAAGGTGGAGGTGCTGGTGCTGACTTTGGATCTGCCGACGGCGGTGGCGGTGGTGACTTCCCAGGAGAAGAAGGTGGAGCTGAAGGAGGTGACGATTTTGGAGCCGATGATGCAGGAGGTGATTTAGGTGGAGATGAAGGTGGTGAAGACCTAAGTGGTGAACCTATAGACTTTGAATCTGGTGAAGAAGGGTAATATGAATGTAGTCGACAAACTATATACCGAGTGGGCATGGAGAACTAAATCAGGTATTCCTGATATAAACAACCCAGAAGATAAAGCTATTCTAGATAATATTTTAGCTGAGTTGGATACACCACTTATTAATGAAGCAATAGATTTTCCCAAAGCACTAGAAGATGCATTCAATGGAAATGTGCCGCAAGTAAAAGGTACTTACTCACCTCCAAACGGTTCTGGTCTAGTAAGAATTACTAATCAAAATGATTTAGAAGGTTGGAAGCATTTATTCAATAATAATGCAGGTAACAACACAGTTGGACCTGGAGAATTGGCTATGTACTGGTTATATAATTACCAAAAAAACCCTGTTGAAACTGTTGCTAACCATGCTGATGCAGATCCTGACTTAACCGTAGGAGGTATTAAAACTGAAGTAAAATCTTACGGAACGCACAATGGATTAATTGGGTTAGGTAAATTTGGGAGTCAAAAATCCAACTTGAGAGCTTTAACTATAGTGTTTGGCATTCAAGCACTTAGCGCAGTGTTAAGACTTGAGGATACAGAAAAAGTTGTTAGACCTACTAGTTTTAAACCAAACGAACTGGAATCCGCTTTTGAATACTTTTTTAAATTAAAAGAATCACCAGGACTGCTAGAAGCTGCAAACAAATTTGAGTTAATCAGATCAATTAGTGAAAAAGTAGATTTTTTAGACAGATATTTGTCCCAACCAGATACACCAAGATTGGCTGCATCAAGATTAATGGGTAAAATAGCTGGAGAAAAATTTAAAGTTAAACCTGGTAAGGATAATTACATTGCATCTGTACTAGAATCAGGAGAAATTTTTTATTTTTTAATAGACTTTGATAAATTAAAACAGGATATTTTTGACAAAGTATCTATTTCTGCAGGTGAAATAAAGGTTAACTATATGGCCATATTTGGCAAATCACAATCTCCTGCAGATTAAAAAATAGTTATGGCACAAGATATAAAAAAGATAATCGCACAAGAGTATCTTAAGTGCGGAAAAGATCCGGCGTACTTTATGAAGAAGTACTGCCATATACAACACCCAACCAGAGGCCGTATTTTATTTAACCTTTATCCATTCCAGGAAAAGGTACTCCATTTATTTAGAGATAACCAATATTTAATTACCCTTAAGTCAAGACAGCTTGGTATTTCTACACTTGCTGCAGCATATAGTTTATGGTTAATGTTATTCCATAAAGATAAAAACATATTGGCTTTAGCAACTACTCAAGCAACAGCAAGGAACTTAGTAACAAAAGTTATCTTTATGTACGATGAGTTACCTAAATGGTTAAAACTACCGTCTGTAGAGAAAAACAAATTATCTCTTCGATTAAAAAACGGATCGAAAGTACAAGCTAAATCATCATCACCAGATGCTGCACGTTCAGAAGCGGTATCGTTACTCTTAATGGATGAGGCTGCTTTTATAGAGAATGTTGATGAAACATTTACAGCAGCACAGCAAACGTTAGCTACCGGTGGTCAATGTATGGCGTTATCCACCCCAAACGGTATCGGTAACTGGTTTCACCAGACATGGGAAAAAGCAGAGTCTGGAGAAAATTCATTTTTACCTATTAGATTACCGTGGACCGTACACCCTGAAAGAAATCAGAAATGGAGAGATCAACAAGATGCTGACTTAGGACCTAGAATGGCAGGACAGGAATGTGATTGTGATTTCTTAGCTTCAGGAGATACTGTATTTGAACCAGACGACATGTCTTATTATGAACAGACATATGAAAAAGACCCCATTGAAAGAAGAGGGGTAGATGGTAATTTGTGGATATGGGAAGGAGTAGATTACATGAAATCGTATATGGTAGTAGCAGACGTTGCTAGAGGAGATTCAACTGATTACTCTGCGGCACATGTTTTTGATATTGAGAGTTGTACTCAAGTTGCTGAGTATAGAGGTAAATTATCTCCGAAAGACTTTGGTAATTTCTTAACCGGACTAGCATCAGAATATAATGAAGCATTATTAGTTGTTGAAAATGCTAATATTGGATGGGCAACAATAGAGCAAGTAATGGAAAGAGAATACCGTAACTTGTATTATAGTTCTACAACTAATATGGAGACAGTTGAGACTTATATGCATAAGTATGAAAGAGATAAACTTGTACCCGGTTTTACAATGTCAATGAGAACACGTCCTTTAGTTATTGCTAAAATGATTGAATACATAAGAGAGAAATCAGTTACCATTCAATCAAAAAGGTTAATGCAAGAGATGAGAGTTTTTGTATGGAAAAACGGTAAACCACAAGCTCAAGACAGATACAACGACGACCTTATAATGTCTTGTGCGACTGCTTTGTATGTGAGAGATACAGCACTTAAGTTAAGACAACAAGGAATGGATTTAGCAAGAGCACAGTTATCATCTTTTAGTAACCTTAATGCTCAAAACAAAGCTATCATGACTAATGTTGGTAGTCAAAGAGAAAATCCTTATATTACTAAGACAGCCTACGGTGACGAAGACATCAGATGGTTGTTAAAATAGATCTATTTATAATTAAAATTTAACCGTAATGGCGGATACTTCCTTATTCGGTAGACTTAAAAGACTTTTTGCCTCTGATGTTGTTATTAGAAACGTTGGTGGGGATGAGCTTAAAGTTGCTGATGTTAATCAAATACAGTCAACCGGTAGATATCAAACAAACTCTTTGATAGACAGGTTTAGTCGTCTGTATATCTACAACAACAAAAATATTTTTAACCCTAATCTTAATTACCAAACATTAAGAATTCAATTATATTCTGACTATGAAGCAATGGATACCGATCCTATTATTGCTTCCGCATTAGATATTATTGCTGATGAAGCTACGGTTAAGAATGATCAGAATGAAATATTAGCAATTAAATCATCTGATGAAAATATCCAACGAGTACTCTATAACTTATTCTACGATGTATTAAACATTGAGTTTAACTTATGGTCATGGACTCGGAACATGTGTAAGTACGGAGACTTTTTCCTAAAGCTTGAAGTAGCAGAGAAGTTCGGAGTTTACAATGTTCTACCCTATACAGTCTACCATATGGTAAGAGAAGAAGGACTAGACCCTGAAAGCCCTTCAAAGGTAACTTTTAAATTAGATCCTGATGGCTTAGCTTCTTCTCAACACCCTAATTACCTACCTAAGAAAAAAGATAATTCTAAAATAGTTGAATTTGATAACTACGAAGTAGCTCACTTTAGACTTATATCAGATACTTCTTATTTACCATACGGTAGGTCTTATATTGAACCTGCTAGAAAAATTTTCAAACAAGTAACTCTTATGGAAGATGCGATGTTAATACATCGTATAATGAGAGCACCTGAGAAGAGAATGTTTTACATAAATGTTGGTAACGTACCACCAAACGAGGTAGAACAATTCATGCAAAAGACTATCAATCAAATGAAAAAAACTCCTTATGTAGGAGAAGATGGTCAATACAACTTACGTTTTAACCTTCAGAATATGATGGAAGATTTCTACCTTCCAGTTCGTGGAGGAGATACTTCTACTCGTATCGAAACTACAAAAGGTTTAGAGTACGATGGAGTAACAGACGTAAGATACTTACAAGAAAAAATGTTTGCTGCATTAAAGATACCTAAAGCATATTTCGGATATGAAGGTGATCTTTCAGGTAAAGCAACTTTAGCAGCTGAAGATATTCGTTTTGCAAGAACAGTAGAACGAGTACAAAAAATTATGGAATCAGAGCTAACTAAAATTGCTCTAGTTCACCTATACACTCAAGGCTTTACTGGAGAAAGTTTGACTAATTTCGAACTTAAACTTACCACTCCTTCTATAATATTTGAACAAGAAAAGATTGCTCTGTTAAAAGAGAAAATTGATCTTGCTAATCAAATGAAAGATACTAAGTTATTTTCTTCTGACTATATTTACGAATACTTATTTGATTTATCAGAAGATGAATACATGCAAGAAAGAGAATTAGTAAGAGAAGATAGTAAACGATTCTTTAGATTAGCACAAATTGAAAATGAAGGTAATGATCCTGCTAAGTCTGGAACAACATACGGTACTCCTCACGATCTAGCTTCTATGTATGGTAGAAGATCAGTTAGCACACCTAAAGGAGGAGAGCCAGGACAAGTACCACAAGGTTATTCTGAACTTGAACCTAAATGGGGGGAACCTGGTGAAGAAGGTGGTAGGCCTATCGAAAAAGCGTCTGTATACGGAACCAGTCAAGACCCTATAGGAGGACGTGACCCTTTAGGTGTTCATGGTATGCACGGAGGATACCCTTCTGACAATGAGGTAGTTGCTGAGAATCTTACAACACAGTCAGTTTACCATAAAAACAAAGAAGCACTTAAAAATATTGTATTTGAAAAAGAATCTAAATTTGAACCGGATCTTCTTAATGAAGATAACATTAAAGATTTAGGTAACTAATACATATTTATAATAGTAAACGTGTATAATGAAAATAAAACACTCTAAATTTCGTAATACAGGTCTTATTTTTGAATTGTTAGTAAAGCAAATTGCTGCCGACACTCTTGATAATAAAGACTCCTCTGCAGTAAAGGTAATGAAAAAGTATTATAGTGGTACTAGTTCATTAGCTAAAGAGTATAAACTTTACGAATTCATTATTAAGAACAAAAATGTCACTCAGTCTAGAGCTGAGGCCATTCTTTCAACTATTACAGAAGTTTCAAGAAAATTAGATCAAAAGACTCTTAGATCACAAAAATACGAACTTATATCTGAAATTAAGAAGTATTATGATTTAGATGAGTTTTTCGGTATGCAGGTTAGAGATTACAAACCTCTTGCTGCACTATATTGTCTGTTGGAAGCACAAAACAATGATAATCTTATTAACCCTCAAATACTGATAGATAATAAGACAACAATATTAGAGCATTTAACCTCAGCTCAACAAAATGAGGAGGAAGTAAAAGATACCTTAATCGAAGAGTATTCTAAATATGACAAGGATTTAAAGCTTTTAACGTTTAAAATTCTTTTAGAGAAGTTTAACAACAAGTATAAAAGCTTACTTCCAGAACAAAAAAACATTTTAAAAGAGTTTATTACTTCAGTCAATTCACAATCACGTTTACGTACTTTAGTTAATGAAGAAATGAATAAGATTGCATCGGCAGTTAGAAATCTATCAGCTAAAGTAAAAGATGAAGTAGTAAAAATTAAACTAGATGAAGTTGCTAAGACTATAAAACCTTTATCAAATAAAGATAGAATTACCGACAATCATTTAGTAAATCTTATGCAGTATTACGACTTGGTGAATGAGTTAAAATCTTTGTAATGAATAGATCTCAACTTGAATCACTTGTAAGAGAAGTAATGCAAGAGCTCGATGAGGCCAATGTTACAAATGTAGGTGGAGCATCAATGACACCGGGTGAAGGTCCGGTTTATGCAACTCCAAAAGCATTTGGTAAAGGTAAACGAGCAAAAAAGACATTAACAAAACTTGGCTGGAAACAGCAAGAAAGACCAAATAGGCCATCACATACTAAAGGATTTGATTACTTATGAGACAAGTAACAGCAACAGAAAAATATAGAGCCGTCAACGAAGGTAAGATGGCAAAGAAAGAGTTTGTCCGACAAATGAGACAAGCATTTCCTAACTTTATATCACAATATGACGGATTTGACTCTTCAGTGCAAATTCTCAAAAATAGAGGAATGATCTTCGAGGCAGCTAAATCATCTTATAAAGAAGAAAAAGCTTATGATGAGAAGCAAGCAGCTACCGTCCCACTGGATGCTCTTGATAGAGGTACTAGAATTGAGTTAGAAGCAATGGGTGTTGATGTACTTAACCCTGCTAAAATGGCAGTAGATGATTACAAAAAAGCATATAATAAAGCTCTAGCAAATCTTAAAAAAGACCCTAACCATTATATTAACTTAATGGCCGGTGAATCTAATAAAGTAGATAAACACGACAAAGAAACAGAAGTAAAAAGAGGAGCTGCTGCAGTAGATACTTTTAACGGTATGAAAAAAGCTACGTTGAAAGAAGAAAAAGAAGTTGAACCAGTAATGAATACTAATGAACCTCAAGATTTAGAAATGTCCGAAGACGCTAAAAAGAACCTATTAGGAAAAGTAGTAGGAGTTTTAAGAGCTAAATACCCAGACATTACAGCCGGTATATTAAAAGACTTTATAAGAACTCATTATCAAGACCTATTAGATGGTGTAGATATAGAAACTGAGTTTAAAGAGTATATTGATAATAACTACGAAGGACCATCTGATGTAAGAGAAGCAGAAGAGGGTATTGATATGTCATCCAAAGATGGATATATAGCTTTTATTGATAATGAAAATATTTTAGCCAACTATAATATCGAAGATGCAGAAGAAATGGCTAGAGAGTTAGCTATGACTCATCACGATGCAGGTAAAGATCAAGATAATTTTGTTAAATCATTCATGGCTGCATATAAAGAAGGCGGTTACGACTACGATGATCAAGTTCATGAAAAGAAAGGTAAAGATTACGACGGAGATGGAAAAATAGAATCACCAGAAGATGAGTACAAAGGATCTAAAGACAAGGCTATCAAAAAAGCAATGGGTAAAGATCCTAAAGAAGAGCAGTTAAAAGAAGCTATCAAGTCTATTATTAAAAAGACTTTAAATGAAGACACCATTAACGAAGCTGCTACTGTTAAACTATCTGATTGGGCTGAATCATACGAATCCTTCCCAGGTGTTAAACCAGTGGTAAATGAACTAGAAAATATCGTAACAGAGATAGAAACTTTCTACGATAAGATGTCTGATAAGATTGCAGCAGTATTTGCAAAGTCATCGGATTTTGAAAATGAAGAAGGACTTAAAATAGGAGGCTTTATAGCACCTGGTTTAGAGTCTGCTTTCAAACAAGATCTTAGTAAGGTAATGAAAAAAGGTTCTTTCTTAAAGAAAATTAGTCTACCTAAAGTACGTACTATTTCACAAGCAGACATTGACGCAGCTGGAGGAGTAGATGAAACTGAAGTTTTAGAAGAACCAAAATCAACAGTATTTACACCTAACTTTTAAGAGATGGCACAATTATTAGTAGACGTTACGCCATTTAGACCTACTATAAGAGAGTCTAAAACAAAACCTGGAACCTTTGAGGTAGAAGGTATTATGCAAAGAGCTACTGCTAAAAATCAAAACGGCAGAACATATAGTAAGGAAATCTTAATGCGTGAAGTAGAAAGATACATGAATGAGTTTGTAAAGAACGGTAATGCGTTTGGAGAACTCGATCACCCTGAATCTCCCGTAATTGAATTAAAAAATGCATCTCATGTAGTCAAAGACCTTTACTGGAAGGGAGACGACCTAATGGGACGAGTGGAACTATTAAATACACCTGCAGGTAATATTGTAAAAGAAATTGTTAAAGCAGGTCATACAATTGGTATTTCATCTAGAGGTACCGGTTCAGTACAGCAAACAAATGAAGGAACTTTAGAAGTACAAGACGATTTTGAATTAGTATGTTGGGATTTTGTATCTAATCCTTCAACACATGGTGCATTTATGAACCCTATAAATCTACAAGAAGGAAAAGTAAAAGTTTCTAAGTATCACAATATTGACTCTATTATCAACGATATTTTACGAGCTTAACACATATTTATAATATATAAAGAAAATAAAATGGCAAATTATAGCAACTTTGATTTAAGACATTTTTTAGCAGAAGGAAAAAAAGCTAAAGATGAAAATATAGAAGAATCAGCACCAGGATTTGAACATGACTGTGCAGCTCACGTGGTACATGAAACTTATGGGTACGGAGTATGTATTGAAGGAAGACATACATTAGTTGAGAACGCAGAAGGAAAACATGAAGTTACACATTATGACGTGTTCTTTAAAAGTGGTGACACTATCGATAGTATCCCAGTAAATGAATTAAAGGTATTAACTTCTGAGTCTCATTCTCATGGAAAGAAAAAGAATGAGGAAGCTTTAGAAGAAGGCCCAGGAAAAAAAGTAATGCAATTTCTTACTAACCTTTTCGACAAGGTAACAGGAATTGACAAGTTTAATGAATGTCAATCTATGGACTGGCAAGGAGAAGAATGTCAAA